AAAGAGAATCAAATTCGGGCCCGTCTATGACGGTGCCTGATCAAACAATGACAATTCGTGAGATCTTAAATCGGTATGCTCACGGTCTTCCGTTCAATGGTGCTAAGGTACCCTTGTACCAGGATGATGATGATGAGGATTTCTATCCTGACCTGGAACACATGGATCTGGTGGATCGGCATGAATATGCCGAAAATGTAATCGCCAGGCAAAAGCATCATGAAGAGACTCAGCGAGATCTCGCTAGGCAAAAAGCTGACCAGGACAAAGCTATTATTGATCAAAAACTCAAGCATTATGAAAAGTTACTATCCCAGCCAGTCCAGGGACAAAGTATATCGGAGGCAGCGCCTGGTAGAGATGCTTAGTATCTCTCTATCGTCAAAAGTTCATTTTAAGGCCATTTCTAGCCCCTTGGCTGCATTGTCTAAGAGCCCGCAGGGCGATACCCTTAATCCGGACTCTAAGGAAAACAGCCCGCCGCAGGCGCCCCCGGAGGGATAGCACTAATACTTACTTGATATATTAGTGCTAATTGACCTGAAGGGTCAAAATTCTAAATTCCTGAACGAAGAGAAGGAAGCGGGAAACAGGGGGGGTGTTAGGGGAGGGAAGAACCCAAGTCGACGGCATACATCCGCAAGCCAGGCACACGATTACTCTCAGCCAGGAGCGAAGCGGATGGCGTGGATAGTCGGTGCCAGGCAGGCGGATATAGCCCAAAGACGTAGGGGTGCTTCCCACCCTAAAAACGTAGTATGGTATAATTATTTTTTAATAACTAAAAACAAAAACAAATGTCATGGATCCTATTATTACTGGTAGTCTTATCGGTGCTGGTAGTAGCATCGTTGGTGATATTGCAAATTTATTTGGACAGAGTAAGGCGAACAAACAAAGCCAGGCATTCCAGGTTGGTATGTACAACCGCCAACGTTCTGATGCCCTTGCTGATTTCAACATGCAAAATGCATACAACAGTCCAACAGCTCAGATGGATCGTCTTAAGGCGGCTGGTCTCAATCCCAATCTCGTTTATGGCAAAGGTGCTGATGCTGGTATGGCAGCTCCTATTAGGTCCTCTTCACCGGGTTCGTATACGGCGAAATTTCCGGAATTAAAGTCTGGCCAGGAGATAGGTGGTATAGCTATGCAAGCTGCGCAGCAGATGCTTCAAAAACGTAACCTGGATCAACAGGCATATGTGCAGGCTGCGCAAATTCAAAAGCTCGGTGCTGATGCTGCAAAGTCTCTTGCGGATACTGATCTTACAAAAGTGAAAGTGGATACTGCTGCTTTCGATTTGGCAATGAAACAAGCTCTTAAAAATGCTACACTTACTGGTGCTGATCTTAAAAACGAGTTACTGGGCGCGTCTGTTGATAATACACGAGCCAGGACAACGTATATTCTTGATGAAAATGAAAGGCGCGAAGCGCTTACTGCTCAGAATCTTCAAACGGCTGCTGTACATATCCTGGTAAAAAGGATGGACATGGCAAAAAGCCAGGCGGAACAAGATGAGATCCGGGCTCGTATTGAGAATCTTAAAAAGACTGGGGTGATCCAGGATTTTGAGATAGATCTGAATAAACGTGGTATGACTAAGGGAGATAATACCTGGTTGCGTATCCTGGATAAGCTCTTGGATGTAAAAGAACATTTCGATTTCAGTTCACCTGATGCGCTTAAGCGTGCTCTTGGCGTTGATACGTCTACGTTAGGAAAACAAATTCGTGCAGGCAAGGGATTTCTTCACAAATAAAAACAAAACACATGTCTAGATTTCGTCGTCGCGGTTCGCGCGGTAGGAGATTCCACAAACGCAGAGGCCGGACAAAAGTCCATCGCAAGTATTATGTTGCTCGTGGTGGTGTAAGGTTGTAGTCTTTTCCATAGTTAGTTTAATGGTAATTTTCCCGGGGTGTGTCTACGCCCTGGTTTTATTCAAATCAAACTTTAAAAACAATGCGAAACATTTTCAACACAGTTCAACTGACTAAGCCCAAGCGCAATGTCTTTGATCTTTCTCATGATGTAAAACTATCGCTCAATATGGGCGAGCTGGTTCCAGTTTGTTGCTTTGAATGTGTCCCAGGTGATAAGTTCAATATTTCTGCTGAATCGTTAATTCGGTTTGCTCCCCTGGTTGCTCCGGTCATGCACAGGCTTGATCAGTACATTCATTATTTCTTTGTTCCCAATCGTATTATTTGGCAGGATTGGAGGTATTTTATTACTAATACGCCTGTTACTCCTGGAGGCACTGACGTGCCGGCATTTCCGTATATAGAGTACGGAGATGTGGGATCTGGTGCATTTGAGTATACGAGGTTGATGGATTACCTGGGTCTTCCAAAACCTCCTACAGGTGGTATAGTGCCTGAGCGTGTATCTGCGCTTCCGTTTGCTGCGTATCAGAAGATTGTTTGCGATTATTATCGCGATGAAAACTTGCAGCAGGATGCTTTCTGGTTGAATATTGATAATGGTGGGTTTCCTGTTCAGTCTGGTGCTAATATTTCTGATGACCTGGTTGCGCTGCGCAACCGTGCCTGGATGCATGACTATTTTACGGGATCTCTTCCGTTTGCTCAAAAAGGTGCGGCTGTTGATATTCCGTTGGGTACGATTACGGCTCAAACGAATGGTGCGTTCGCTGGTCGGTGGCGTAATGCTATTGGTGGTGCTGTAGCGGCTGATGGTACAACTCAGCAACAGTCTGGTACGATTACTACGCCTACTGGTAATTCTGTGTTCTATGATCCAAATGGTACACTCGTAGTTGATGCTACAACGATCAATGATTTTCGTCGTGCTGAAAAGCTTCAAATGTGGTTTGAGAAAAATGCGCGTGCGGGTACCCGTTATACTGAGTTTATTCGTGCTCATTTCGGTGTGGTGTCGTCTGATAAGAGACAACAAAGGCCTGAGTACATTACTGGTGTAAAAAGTCCGGTTCAGATCTCAGAGGTTCTGCAGACGTCTTCTACCGATGATACTACGACTCCCCAGGGAAATATGGCCGGTCATGGTATTTCGGTTGCTTCAGGTAAGTACGGATCTTTCTTCTGCGAGGAGCATGGGTATATCATTGGGATAATGTCTGTAATGCCCAGGACAGCGTATCAGCAGGGTATTCCTCGTCACTTCTCTAAGATTGTGGATTTTACGGATTACTATGATCCTGATTTCGCTCACCTGGGTGAGCAGGAGGTTACTAACAGGGAAGTATATGCGCGTTTCGATGGAACAGGTGGTACCGTGCCGTTTGGTTATGTTCCCAGGTTTGCTGAATACAAGTTTGAGCAGTCCAGGGTGGCTGGTGATTTCCGTGATTCATTGTCTTTCTGGCATCTTGGTAGGATCTTCGACGCTCCGCCGGATCTGAATGAGGAGTTTATTAAGTGCGTGCCCAGGGATGATATATTCGCGGTGGAGGATCCCGATGTTCAAAAACTATATGCTCACGTTCTAAACAAAGTGACCGCAGTACGGCCTATGCCTGTATTCGGCACGCCTCATCTGTAATGTGTTTAACTCCGCTTTCGGTAAAGGAGAAGCTTAGCGGAAAAACCGTCGCGGTTCCTTGCGGACGCTGTCCAGTGTGTGTGAAACGTAGGGCGTCCGCTTGGAGCTTTCGACTGATGCAACAGGAAAAAATTTCAACATCAGCGGTGTTTCTAACTCTTACTTACGGTGATAAAAAAATTCAACGTTCCAAAAACGGCTTCCTATCGTTGTGCAAAAAAGACCTGCAGGTATTTTTTAAACAGTTACGTAAACTCCATGAGCCTGCATTCTCAAAGCCTCCCAGGAAGTATGTGTGTCCGATCGCGCCAGGTAAGCGAAGATTCTTCTTCCCTGGCAGAATTAAATATTATGCAGTTGGTGAGTATGGAAGCACTACGATGCGGCCACATTACCATGTCATATTGTTCAACGCTTCGCAGAAGCTCATCCAGGATGCCTGGTCAAAGTTCAATCATGAGCTGGGTGTTTATGAGCACCTGGGCGGTGTTCATTATGGTACTGTTACTGGTGCCTCTGTTGGTTACACTCTCAAGTATGTCTCTAAAGAAAAGCGTGTGCCGGCACATTCTAACGATGACCGGCAACCGGAGTTCTGTTTAGTTTCAAAAGGGATCGGATTAAATTTCTTACGGCAGCTGCAATAGCCTGGCATAAGGCCGATCCAATAAATCGTATGTATGTCACCCTGGAGGGAGGAAAAAAGGCGTCTATGCCGAGGTATTACAAAGAAAGGATCTTCGATCATCTTGATAGGACACGCCAAAAGGTGTATTATGCTGCGAAAGCTGAGACTGTCCAGGAAAAGTGGAATTCACACTCTGTGGATAAAAAAAGAGATATTATTGAGTCTGATAAAGCTAAGTTCACTCGAATGAAAAAATCTTCAACAAAAAATGACAAGCTATGAAGTATCGTACGCAAGCAAATCACGCCCTCCTGGGCGGTGCAAAAAGAGAATCAAATTCGGGCCCGTCTATGACGGTGCCTGATCAAACAATGACAATTCGTGAGATCTTAAATCGGTATGCTCACGGTCTTCCGTTCAATGGTGCTAAGGTACCCTTGTACCA